GCTGGAACACCACCCGCACCTGATGCTGGAACACCACCCGCACCTGATGCTGGAACACCACCCGCACCTGAAGACGATTTAACAGGTGGAGGGGAAGAAGGTATGCCACCAGCACCTGAAGACGATTTAACAGGTGGAGGGGAAGAAGGTATGCCACCAGCACCTGAAGGTGAAGAAGGTATGGAAATGACATCAGAACCTGAAGAAGATGGTATGACACCACCTGAAGAGGGTGATGAAGAATCTGGAGGGGAATCAAAAGTAAGTTTAAAGGCTATTCAAAAATTAACAGGTAGATTAAGTCAAAAAGTTAGGGAATATGAAAAAGAAAAAGGAATGGACTCCCAAGACAAAAAATATGTACTTAATTCTTTAATATCGGCAATAAATGTGAAATCATTAGATGATGACGATAGAGATGATATTTTTGACAAACTTGAACAATATGACGAATACGACATGGGTGATGAAGGAGATTTAGATGTTGAAGGTTCTGATATGGAAGGAATGGAAGAAGAGCCAATGGCTGGTGACGAGTTAACTGGTGGTGATGATGAAACTACTACTGAACCTGAAGCAACTGCTGGCGATGAATTAACAGGAGGTTCGGCAGAACCACCATTAGAAGAGTCTGTTGAAAGTGTTTTAATGAACTATTTTAATGTAAAACCAAACGAAAGGCCTTTACTTGAACAAAAAAAGAAAAAAGATTTTATAAAAAACACAATTAAAAAAGTTAATATTAAAAACGAAATAAAAAATTTATCCGAAAGTAAAAGTCAATATTTGAAATCTTTGCAACTTTTAGAGAATTTTGAAGATGCTAAATTTGTCGGGAAATCAAATTTAGAAAATTTAATATTTTCAATAAATGGAAAAAAATATAAAGTAACGCCAAGAGGTAAAGTTATATGATTTTAGTTTATGTAAATGAATTAGGTCCTAATTTTAGGGGAGATAACATATATGAGTTTATCTTTTCAAATTTAGATGATGTTTGGGGTGAAGATTGGGATTCTGAGCCGGCAAATGGTAAACCACAACCACCAAACATTGAATATATAAAGAAGGTTGGGGTTTTAAAAAATTCTGAAATTGAACTTAATTTAATTCAAAATTCAGATTTTTTTGGGGTTTATGATGCGATTGATGGTGTTATTTCTTTGGCTTGGGAAAGATCTGATAGCGATGAAATATTAATAAGTAAGAGAAAAAGACTTGTTTTTCAATATGGAGAAACTGTTGATAGTGTTGAAAACAAATTATACGAAAGAGATGTCGTATTAAAATGGGAAAAAAATTTAATTAGCAATGAAGCACATGAATTATAAAATATACGAACTTCTAAGTGAGGGGTTTTCAATAAAAACTTTAGAATCATTTGACAAAAATCAAATTGATGTTTTATATGAAAGAGTAAAAAAGTCTAATAAAAAAGAGACTAAAGAACAAACAACTACTGCTGCCGCACAACCTAAAGTCTCAAATAAAACAGTAAAACAAATTGAATTACCTGTTGGTGCTAAAACTACCGCGACAGGAAATGTTACTGTACAAAACGATGCGGGTAAAACAATTATAACTCAAACAGAAGGTGAAGTAACCGAAAAGGCGGTTTCAAAAAAACAACAAAAAGCAATGGGTATTGCATTGGCTGCGAAAAGAGGTGACATTCCTAAAAGTAAACTAAAAGGTTCTTCTAAAGAAATGGTTAAAATGAGTGAAAAAGATTTAAAAGATTTCGCTAAAACAAAACACAAAGGATTACCTGAAAAAAAGAAAAAAGAAACAAAAGAAAATGTAAAAAAACTTGAGGAGAGTATTATGAAATTAATTGAAAATCATTTAAATCCTGAAGTTAAAAAATCGGATCTTTTAAAAATGATAAGAAAAAACTAATAATGAATGTCGTTAACAAGGGAACAAGCCTTATTGGAATATGCAAAATGCGTAAATGATACCCCATACGCACTTAAAACATATTTACAAACATACGACAACACACAATCAAAATACGTACCTTTAGAGCTATTTAATGACCAAGTTACTTTGGTAAAAGATTACGATGAGTGTGATGAAAATATTGCATTAAAATATCGTCAGGCTGGTGTTTCTACTGTAACCTCAGCGTGGGCATCAAAAAGATTAGTTTTTGCCCGTAAAGAAAAACCTGAAAAAATACTAATTATCGCAAACAAAATGGATACCGCTGTTGAAATGGCAAATAAAGTTCGTGCGTTTGTTGAACAATGGCCAAAATGGATGGGTGTCGGGTTTTCAGCTGAAAAAAATTCACAAAGACATTTTAAATTAACAAATGGTTGTGAGGTAAAGGCAGTTGCAACATCAAAAGATGCTTTACGTGGTTATACACCAACAATACTAATTTTTGATGAAGCGGCATATATTAATGCAGACGAAGACTTTTGGTCTGCGTGTATGGCATCCCTTTCAACAGGAGGTAAAGTAATTGTGATTTCAACACCAAATGGATTTGACCCTATTTATTACTCAATATACAGTCAGGCAATTAAAGGAATGAATGACTTCAGAATTACTGAAATGTATTGGTTTAGGGATCCAAGATACTCAAAAGACTTAAAACTTATTAAATGTAGTGATATTGTTCATTACATGTTAAATAGGTCCGACTATAAAGATAATGAAATAACTATAGATTATTCAGAGATTAAAGTTTCTGATAGAGATTTTAATGAAATAAAAGAAAGGATAGAAAATGGTGGATACAAGGCTTATAGTTCTTGGTTTGAAGCCATGGCTAAAAAATTAAAGTTCGATAGAAGAAAAATATCACAAGAACTTGAGTGTAATTTTTTAGGTTCGGGGGATAATGTAATACCTCCAGAAACTATGAAGTCAATTAAAGATAACCAATTAAAAGACGCAGATAATAAATTAATGGGTGGTGCTTTATGGCAATGGAAAGAACCTGTTGCTGGGCATCGATATATTATGGGTATGGATGTTTCTCGTGGAGATAGTGAGGATTTTACAACATTCACAATTATTGATTTTGATAATAGAGAACAAGTTTTAGAATATATCGGAAAAGTCCCGCCAGATGTTGTTGCAGAAATTGCATATAAATGGGGAATAATGTATAACGCATTTATTGTTACGGATATCACAGGAGGAATGGGTGTTGCAACATCAAGAAAACTTCAAGAGCTTGGTTATAAAAATTTATACGTAGATGGAGTGAATCCTGGTGACAAATGGAAATGGGACCCAAAAACACAAGATAAAATACCTGGAATTAATTTTAATTCAAAAAGAGTTCAAATTGTTGCGGCGTTTGAAGAAGCGTTAAGACATGATTTTGGTGTTAGGTCCCAAAGATTGTATAATGAATTAAACACATTTGTTTATATTAATGGTAAACCTGATCACCAAAAAGGACAACACGATGATTTAATTATGGCAATGGCAATGGCTTTATATGTTGCTGAAACATCATTTTCAAAATTAGAAAAGGCAACAGAACAAGCCAAAGCAATGTTAGAATCATGGGCGACCGAAAAAACAACATTTAGAGAATCACATCAAAATTTTAATCCAGGTATACCCGTAAACGGTTATTCACACATGAATAATAATAGAAACACAGTAACACAAAGTGATTATGAAAAGTATTTATGGTTATTCGGTGGAAGAAGAGTTTAATTTTTTTCATGTAATACTATTTTAATAATAAAAAAACTATGGCAGAACAAAAATATACAGTTTGGCAAAGATTAGGAAGGGTATTTGGTCCTAACTCTACATTAGACCAACAAGCACCCGTTTTTAAATTTGATAAAAAAGAATTATTAAAAACAACCGATAAATCCGAATTTGAAAAAGAAAAATTACAGGCTCAACAAACAATGTATATTGGTAAACAATGGCAAAAAGTTGAAAGTAATTTATACCAACAAGCCGTTTATTATGAACCAACAAGAATCGCATCTTATTATGATTACGAATCTATGGAATATACTCCTGAAATTTCAGCGGCATTAGATATATACTCTGAAGAAACTACAACCCCAGATAAAGACGGTCATATTTTAAAAATATATTCTGAATCAAAAAGAATTAAAACTGTTTTAGCGGATCTATTCAACAATAGGTTAGACATCAACACAAACTTACCAATGTGGACAAGAAACACTTGTAAATACGGTGATAATTTTGTTTATTTAAAACTTGATCCCGAAAGAGGTGTAGTTGGTTGTCAACAATTACCAAATATTCAAATTGAAAGGTTAGAAAAAGGTATGAAAATAGGTGCCGATGTCTACGCAAAAGAAACTGAAAATGATGCTTTAAAATTTACATGGAAAGAAAAAAATATGGATTTTAATACATGGGAAGTTGCTCATTTTAGAATTTTAGGAGATGATAGAAAATTACCTTATGGTACATCTATGTTAGAAAAAGCAAGGCGTATTTGGAAACAACTTTTATTATGTGAAGATGCGATGTTAATATATCGAGTATCAAGAGCACCTGAAAGAAGAGTTTTTAAAGTTTTTGTTGGTAATATGGACGATAAAGATGTTGACGCTTACGTACAAAAGGTTGCTAGTAAATTTAAAAGAGACCAAATTGCTGACCCACAAACAGGTAACGTTGATATGAGGTATAATCAATTAGCGGTAGACCAAGATTATTTTATACCTGTAAGAGACCCAAGTGCTACTATGCCTATTGAAACTTTGGCAGGTGCAGCAAACTTAGCGGAAATTGCGGATATTGAATACATTCAGAAAAAATTAGTAACCTCATTAAGAATACCTAAAGCCTATTTAGGGTTTGAAGAAGCAGTGGGTGACGGTAAAAATTTATCATTATTAGATATAAGATTTGCAAGAACTATTAATAGAATACAAAAATCTATGATTGCTGAACTTAATAAAATTGCAATTATACATTTATTTTTATTAGGTTTTGAGGACGAGCTGACGAATTTTTCATTAGGATTAAATAACCCATCAAAACAATCTGACCTTTTGGGTGTTGAGGTTTGGAAAGAAAAAATAACTTTATATAAAGATGCTGTGGCTGAAATACAAAATTCAGTTGCTCCTGTATCCGCTTCATGGGCCAAAAAACATATATTAGGGTTTTCTGACGAAGAAATTAGGTTAGATATACAACAACAAAGAATAGAAAGAGCGGTAGCAGCAGAATTGGCGAAAACAGGTGAGATTATATCTAAAACAGGTTTATTTGATAATATAGATGCCCTTTATGTCACTAAAACAGGAGGTACTGCAACCGCAAGTGCAGCACCTGCAGGTGGTGATACTGGTGGTGGAATGGATATGGGATTAGGTGGTGGATCTTCTGAACCGGCACCCGCAGAACCAAGTCCAGCGGCACCCGCAGAACCAACAGTTCCTGAAAGATTTAAAAGAGATGATATGAATTTAATTTTAGAAGAAACTCTTTTTGGTGAATCAGACTTTTTAGATTTATCTAAAGGAAGGAATTCAATAACTGAAATTAACGATAAACTTAAACATTTAATAGATAAGTAATATTTATTAAAAAAATATATATTATGAATACATTTGGAACTATTAAAACAAATATAGAAAACACGGCGATAGAATTAGCAAAAAAACCATCATTTAAAAGATTTATATTTGAATTTAATGGTATGGTTTTAAAGAATAAAGATATCTCAGAATTGTATTACATATACGACGATTTATCAACTGGCAAATCCTTAGATAAAGATTTGGCGAACGACTACATAAATGAGTCCATTGAGTATTCACAAATATTAATAGAAAGTCAATCTAAAAATATTAACCACTTAAACATTTGGATAAATTCTTGGAATAAGTCAAATAAAAATAATTATAGTGATATTGATAATGCCATTTATAATAAAGGTATTAGAAATTTAGAATCGGTTTTAGAATCAAAAAATAATATTAAAAAAACTTTGATTTCTGAAAATAAAAAATTAGCCATTTCAGAACAAAAAACAAATTTACCTATTTCATCTATGGTAAAAATAGCAAACGAAACTTTAAAAAAAGAAATTAATTTAAATGAATCAGAAAAAAAAGAATTAAATGAAATCCTTTCTTTAAATGGTAATAAATTAAAAGAAGAGTTTGAAAGGGTAAAAAGTATTGTATTATCTAATCTTAAAAATTCTTTAAACGAATCTAAAGATAGTGATTTAAATAACACAATAGATAAAACAATTCAAAAAATTGAACATACTAAATGTGACCATTACGAATACTATAAACTTAAAAAATTAAGCTTAGGATTATGAACAAATTTTTTAAATCCCTTTTAGGTTCAGGATCGTCGACACTATCATCAAAAAGATTTGTAGGGATAATTTGTGTTTTAAGTTTAATTGTTAGTTTGATGGCTTCAGTTTTTTCACAAGGAAAACTTTGTCCTGATGAGTCTTTAGTAGATGTTATTGGATTATTGGCCTTTGGGTCTTTAGGTTTAACATCAACAGAGTTAATATTTGGAAAAAAAATAGATAATAAAAAAGATCAAGAAGAAGTTTGATTTTTTTGTTTGTATTGAGCCTTCTTTTTTTGAGCCCTTTTCTTTACTGATGGTTTTGTAAATTCTTGTCTTTCTTGTAGTTTTTGAATTTGTTTTGTTTTATAAATTTTAAATTTATAAATTTTTAATGCTTGCTCTAAAGATTTTTCATTTTTTACTGGTACTATAATCATAAATTTTTTGGTTTTATAATATAAATATAAGGAAATTTTTTAAATTTTGACAAGTGATGAAAGTTTTATTATAATTGTTAAAACAATAAACTTGTAAGTAATGAAAAATGAAAAAAGGAAAAACATCAAAACTAAATATTTTTGATGATGCAAAATGTCACTATGGAACCGTCAACTCAAAAGAATTAAAATCAATTTATGTTGTATTACAAACTTGGATAGAACCAATAACAGACGAAGAAAATTGGAGTAGAATTACAGGTATTTTAAAAAGACAAATTTTACACACGTTATTAGAAGTAGTTGAATTCACAACTTTTGAAAAAAAACAAATAGTGGATTTAGATTTAAGAACAAGTGGAATTCAAAAAAATAAAAAAAGTTTTTTAAATTTAGAAATAACTTTATTTGTTCACGATAAAACTATAGATTTTAAATCTTTAATTTTAAAAAGTAAAATTAAAAAAATCATATCATCAATATACCACGATGACCTAAAAAAATCAAAGTATTTTATATTAAGTAAAACAAAAATTAAAGAAACCGTAAGTTACTAATATTTATTTTAAAAAATATATTATGAAAATATTAGGACCAAACGATACAGGTAAGGGTATTTTAGTTGAGTGGGATGCTGGAATAATTAACCCAAACGAATATAGAAACAGCCAAGTAATAAAAGAATCTTACGGTCAATTAGATCATTCTAAACCTTTTGTGTTTTATGCAACATTACAGAAATACGGAGTACCAAATAGAAATGGTAGAATTTATCCTGAAAAAATATTAAAAAGAGAAACTGAAAAATATAAAGAAATGATTAATAGAGGAATGTCAATTTCTGAACTTAATCACCCCGAATCTTCTCTTATTGATTTAGATAGAGTTGCCCATTTAATTACTGATGTATGGTGGGAAGATAACGTACTAATGGGTAAAGTTAAACTATTAACGACACCTGGGTTCCATGAAAGAGGTATTGTTTCATCTAAAGGTGATGTTGCTGCAAACATGATGAGACAAGGTGTAACAATGGGTGTTTCTTCTCGTGGTGTTGGGTCCTTAGTGAAAAAAGGTGAACAAAACGAAGTACAAGATGACTTTGAATTAATATGTTTTGATTTAGTATCTTCACCATCCACTCCTGGGGCTTATCTTTATTTGAATAAAGAGGATAGACCAAAATACGAAGAGAAATTAACTGAACATCAAAATATAGAATCAGATTCAAATCCTTTAGGTAAATCTATTGACTTAATGAAAAGATTATCCGATTATTTGGATAAATAAAATTATAAGACATGGATGAAAAATATTTTGTAGCTAGAGTAACCACAGATATGGTGGATGAAAACACGGGTAAAGTTAAAAAAATGAAAGAAGAGAAATTAGTTAAAGGTTATTCCCCAACTGACGTTGAGGCTAAAGTGACTAAGGCTTATGAAACTTACACATTAGATTGGAGAATTACCGCAATTGTTGAAAGTAAAATTGATGAGGTAATTGAATAATTTCTAAAAAAATTAAATAAAGAAGGGACACAAAATGTGTTCCTTTTTTTTTGCTCTTTTTTTTATTTCTGTTTAAAATATAAAAAAAACTAACTTTTTTAAACTTTAATATATTTATTTAATAAATAAACGAAAAAACACATTGCTTAAAAAATGAGTAATAACGGAAAATCGGTAGTAGAAGAAACTCTTTTACAAATTAAAGCAGTTGAAAATGCTATCAGCGAAAACGCAAAAGGAATACTTGCTTCGACTATGAAGGAAGAAATCAGTGAATTAGTTAAGGAATCATTAAATGGTTCAAAAAAAAGAAAAAAGTCGCTTAAAGAACAAGAAGAAGAACTACCCGTTGATGACGCGGAAGTTGAAGACACAGAAGATGATATGAGTGACGAAGAGCCTGAAGATGACATGGACGTTGAAGATGACATGGACGTTGAAGATGACATGGATATTGAAGACGAAGATGACATGGACGTTGAAGACGAAGATGACATGGACGTTGAAATGGATACTGAGGTATCACCTGAAGGCGATAATGAAATGGCTCCGTTAGATATGACTAACGCCAGTCCTGATGAAGTATTAAAGGTATTTAAAGCTATGGGAGACCAAGATGGGATCATAGTTAAAAAAGATGGTGCCTTTGTACATTTATCTGATACTGAAACAGATAAGGATTATTTAATTCAAATGGAGTCAAACAAAAGAAGAAACATGAAATCAAATTTAACAGAAGAAACTCTTTATGAGTTATATGTTGATTCTAGTGATGAAAGTGGTGAAGAGTACGAATCTTACGAACCAGAAACTGATAGTACATTATATGAACTAGAAGTTGACGAAATGGATGACATGGATGAAATGTACGAAATGGATGACATGGATGAAATGTACGAAATGGATGAAATGGAAGACATGGATGAAATGGAAGATTTGGAAGAATCATTTAAATCAAAAGGTAGAGTTGGTAAAATGAAATTTTCTTACCCTAAAAAACTAAAGAAGGGAGTTACTGAAATGTCTGATGAAGACGAAGAATTTTCTGAATGGTCTGAAGAAGAAGATGCCGATATGGTTGAATCTGATTTAGATGATGCAGAAACTGAAACTTCTGAAGCCGCGAGAACTTTAGGTAACGGACGTAATTGGGGTAGAAATGGTTTACCTAAACCTAGAACATCTCCAAGACATGTTAGAACAGAATCTGTTAATAAAGAACTTAATTTATTAAAAGAAAAAAATGAAGAATATAAAAAGGCATTAGATTTCTTTAGAAATAAATTAAATGAAGTTGCAGTATTCAATTCTAATTTGGCTTATTCAACAAGATTGTTCACAGAACATTCAACAACAAAACAAGAAAAGATTAATATTCTTAGAAGATTCGACAACGTAGAAACTTTAAAAGAATCTAAAAATCTTTATAAATCAATCAAAAACGAATTAGACGGAAATTCATCAAGTAGCGACGTTGTTACTGAAAGTATTCAAAGAAAAGTAATAAAAACACCTCAAAATGGATCGTCATCTAATTTAATTGAAAGTAAGACATATGAAAATCCTCAGTTCTTGAGAATGAAAGATTTAATGTCAAAAATCAAATAAAAATAAACTTTTTTAAATAACTGTATATTTATATACATAAAATAAAAAATAAACTCTAATTAAAAATAAAAAAATGGGAGCATTATTAGAATCAGGTCTTGTAGGTAACATCGGGTTAAAACACCTTAAAGTTATCAAAGAAGACACAATTAACAAATGGGATAGATTAGGATTCCTAGACGGTCTTAAAGGGCACGTTAAAGAGAACATGGCACAATTATATGAAAACCAAGCGTCTCACTTAATTAATGAAGCGGCAGCAACTGATAGTTCAGGTTCATTTGAAACGGTTGTTTTCCCTATCGTTAGAAGAGTATTCTCTAAATTATTGGCTAACGATTTAGTATCTGTACAAGCAATGAACTTACCAATCGGTAAATTGTTCTACTTTGTACCTAAAATCCAAGGTTATAACACAGGAGATAATCACTTCGCACCAATTGGAGCACCAGGTGGTCCGTCTGTTGCTGATTCGCAAGCAGCATATAATTCAGGTAAAAACCTTTATGATAGATTTTATGAAGGAACTGAACCAGGTTTAGATCCTGCAGGTCTTTTTGATTATTCAAGAGGTAGATTTTCAGCAATTACTTTAGGTGCATTGACAGTACAATGGTCTAATGGTGAATTGGCAGATACTGCTTACACTACCGCAAATTCTGATGGTGGAAGTGGTTCTGTTAGAAAGGTACTTTTAAAATTATCAGGATTTTCTAACAACGGTTCTTATGGTAAATTAATGGGTCCTGATGGTAACGTAATCGACAATGAGTCATTCTTAGCTGATTTAAAAGTAAGAGCAAAGGCATCTTCAACTACTTTCTCAGGTTTAGGAACAAGTGATTTATTATTTAGAGTTGTTACTCAAAAATATGGTAAAGGTATTGTACAATATGGTTCAACGTCTACACCAGCTTTTGGATCTACAACCACTGCAAATGGTGGAACGTATGATAATATCTGTGATGCAGAAGGTGTTATTTATTTAGAAGTTGATGCACAAGTACCGGCATCTATCGGAGCCAACTCTTTAGATGGTTACTCAGGATATACTCTTCTTGCAAATGCGGCTTCAGCGGCAGGACATTTTGATTGTATTTACAAAGTATACGAAGAGTTAGAATTTGAAGACAAAATTGGTGAGGTTTCTTTTGATCTTGAGTCAGTTACTGTATCTGTTACAGAAAGAAAACTAAGAGCACAATGGTCACCTGAATTGGCACAAGACGTTTCTGCATTCCATAACATTGACGCTGAAGCTGAATTGACAGCTTTATTGTCTGAGCAAGTTGCAGCTGAAATCGATAGAGAAATCTTGAGAGACCTTAGAAAAGGAGCGGCATGGACTTTAAGATGGGATTACAATGGATGGAAAAGAGGAACTGCGGCTAATCCGTTAACTCAATACACTCAAAAAGATTGGAATCAAACTTTGATTACAGCAATCAACCAAATTTCAGCACAAATCCACAAGTCTACACTTAGAGGTGGTGCTAATTGGATTGTTGTTTCTTCTGAGATTTCAGCTATCTTTGATGACCTTGAGTACTTCCACGTATCAAACGCTTCTCCTGAGCAAGACCAATAC